AAATAATTAAAAATAAATATCTACTTTAAATATAATAACCGTCAAATAAGTTCAAGGCTTTAAAAAGCTCTTTTAGGTTTATCATTTAATAAACACACCCGTTTATTTAAGGATATGCCTAATAATTTATATACAAATTATTATAAAAAAAATCGGCGTTTTAAATCTCCAAAGGTGTAAAAGCTATTTTAGGTTTATCAATTTATAAACACACACGTTTATTTAAGGATAATAGTAATATATATTAGTTTTTTATTTTTTTTTATTTTTAAGTATTATCTTTTATCTTTTATCTTTTATCTTTTTTATAGTATGCGACTAAAAACTATTTAAATAATATTTAATATTAATAAAAATAATAAAATTAAGTAAGTTAAAATAGTATAATGGACGTAATAGAATATGTTGGAAAAATTGATGATAGAATGAATAGAATTAATAAAAATTATAAGTATATTTGTGAAAATATTCATAATTACATTAATGATGGTAGAATAGAATATGAACAATTAATGGATTTTGAATTATCTCTACAGAATTTATCAATTGAATTAAATAAATTAGTATATATATTTAATCAACATGAACATAATGAAAATAATGAAAATCCAAAAATAACAAACAGTATTTTACAATTAATTAATAATATTAATCAAAATAAATATAATAATAATAATAAAATAAATAATGTAAATCAAGTAAATCAAGAAAATCAAGAAAAAAAAATGGATAAAATAGATTATGCTTTAGATAAAACTATATTTTATTTTTTACCATTATTATTTATGTATTTTATGATATTTGATAATGAATCAATACTCTATATAAAAGATTTTATAGAAAAAAAAAATAATACTAATAATTATATAAATAATAATAATACAAATACATTTACACCAACACCTACTAAAGAAGAAATAATAGATGATTTAGATTAACTTATTTATTTTATTAAATTTTTAATTTTTAATGTTATAGTTTTTATTTATTTTATAATCGTTTTAATATAAAAATAACTATATTATTTATTTTTAGTTTTAAAAATAATAAATTTAAAAATTTTATAAAATGAATTTAGGTCACTCATTTTGTTTTGATGATGTATTAATGGAACCATTATTAAGTGATATTGTGTCTCGTAGTTCTATTAATTTAGAAACAAATATAGGAACAAATGGAAGACAGCTAATATTAAAGACACCTTTAATAAGTAGTCCAATGGATACTGTTACTGAAACTGATATGGCAATTAAAATGGCAGAAAATGGTGGATTGGGTATTATTCATCGTTATATGGATATTGATACACAAGTATCACAAGTAATGAAAGTAAAAAGATTTTTACAATATATTATTACTGAACCTTATAAAATTTATCCAGAAACAACACTTTTAGAAATTGAGGAATTAATAGAATTATATAATGTATCATCTTTTTGTGTTATTGATGTAAATAATAATTTATTAGGTATTATTACTAGACGTGATATTGAATATATGAAACAAAAATATTATGATATTCAAAATATAGAAAAACATAAACAACAAGACCAACAAAATCAGAAAGAACAATCAGTAGAAAATCAAAGTCAATCTATTGTATTAACTGTAATAAATTTTATGAGTATAAATGTAATTACTTTAGATATGTCTATAGCACAACATTCTTTAGAAACAGCATTAAGTATTGCTAAAGAATTAATGTTAGAACAAAAAATAGAAAAAATACCTATTGTTAATAATTCAGTATTAGTTGGATTAATTACTTTAAATAACATAAAACATTATGAAAATAATAAAGGAAATGCGTGTATAGATAATAATGGAGCATTATGTGTTGGAGCGGCAATTGGTATTATAGGAGATTATTTAGAAAGATTAGATAAATTAATAAATGTAGGAGTAGATTTAATATGTATAGATGTTGCAAATGGATTTAATAAAAATGTGTTTGAAGCAATTACACAAATACGTAGTAAATATCAGCATATAGTATTGATGGTTGGTAATGTTTGTAATTGGCAAGGCTATGAGGCTTTATCTAAATATGATGTAGATTGTGTTAGGGTAGGTGTAGGTAATGGTAGTATATGCACAACCCGTTTAGAAACAGGTATAGGTAAAGGTCAATTTAGTGCGGTTTCAGAATGTTTTAAATATAGAGTAGAAAATAATACAATACCTAATAAAATGCCTAATATTATATGTGATGGTGGAAGTTTGGGGAAAACTGGGAATAAAATGAAAGCACTTGCATGTGGTTCTTCAGCAATAATGCTAGGTAGAACATTAGCATCAACTGAAGAAAGTCCAGGAACAATTATATATCGTAATGGTAAAAGATTTAAATATATTAGAGGTATGGCTTCGACAATGGCTAATTTAAGTAAGCAAGAAAGAACAGAATTAAATACATCATCTTTAACTAATAATAGTGATAAAAAATTAAAAACAAAATTTACTGCTGAAGGTGTTGATGGAGAACAAGAATTAAGTGGTAGTGTTGTAGATGTAATAGAGCAGATTAACGGCGGATTAAAGTCCGGATTAAGTTATTTAGGATGTCGAACTATTAATGAAGTTCATAAAAAATCAGGACAAGATAAAATTAAATTTAATATTGTAACAAGTATTGGTATGAGTGAAACTGGAATAAGAGTAAAAACATATTAAACTATCATAATTGTATAATTGATAATGCTGAAACAGAAGCAATAGTTGATATAATTACAATTATCCATAATAAAACAATTGCTCCTTTAGAAAAAACAAGTTCATGTTCATTTAAATCTAATTTTACAGCATTACTACTAAATCCTTCAGTAATATTAGTAAAAGTTGCTGGTGCGTTTGTAGTTGCTGGTGCGTTTGTAATTGCTGGTACCTTTGTAGTTGCTGGTGCCTTTGTAGTTGTTGGTGGATCTGGAGGTGGAGGATTTGTATCGCATTTTTTATCAGCAAAAATTTCACGTGTTAAAACACCTAAACCAGTGTATATAAAAATTATTATTAATAATAAAACTATTCCAAGTATTAATTTAAACATTTTAAATATTTAATTAAAAATTAAAAGTTTATTAATATAGTATTAGAAAATAAATAAAAATAAATAAAAATAAATAAAAATAAATAAAAATAAATAAAAATAAATAAAAATTTTATTTATGCTAATGCCATCATAATTCCACCAATTAAAGCAAGAAATACAAATGCTACTAATATATATCTAAATAAATAGAGAAAATAATGTAGTTCTTTAGTTTGTTCAATAGCACATTTACATTGAGTATAGTCTAAAATACCAACATAACTATATAAAGACCATACATTAATTAAGTAAGCAACCATAATAAGTTTTTTAATGATATTAATAATTTCATTTTTACTTTCATATAAATTAAATGCTAATGAAATCATTCCCCATACAATTAAACCAAAACTGTAATATTTCATAAATTCATGACGCCAATCACGAAAGCATTTACATTCTTCATTTTCTAAATTTAATAGATAAATAAGCACAAAAATATTAGAAATAATAGAAATCATAATTGCGGTAGTCATTGTATTTATAATATCATTTGATGATACTTTTTTAATTGAAGATAAACTTTTTCTTAAAGTAGAAGGCATTTTAATAAATTATTAATAATTTAATTAATATTAATATTGTGTTAGATAATAATTAATAGTTAATTATAAAATATAAAAAATTAAATTATATAAAAATATATTTTAACTTGTAAGATTAATAACAAGTTGAGATATATCTTTATCTTTATATATTGTTTTTCCAGTAGTTTTTTCTTTAACTAATAATGAAATAAAATTATTTATTATAGTTATATAATTTTGTTTATAGTCATCATTAATATCAAGTTGTGTAATTATGTTTTGTAATCCTTTGTAATCTTCTAATTGTAATTTATTATCTAACATTTTATAAAAAGTAATTCCACTTATTTCAATAGATTTATTTTCACTTATTTGTTTTTTTAAAAAATTAATAATTTTAGTTTGACGTTCAGTTGTGTCTATAGGTTTAATAGTTTGGTTTTCATTTAAAAGTATAGTATTATTTTTAATACTATTTTCTTTAGTAGTTGTATTTTCTTTAATAGTTATATTTTCTTTAGTAGTTGTATTTTCTTTAGTATTATGTTTTAAATTTACTGTTTGTGTATTCCCAGTCTCAAATACAATAGTAAAAGAATTACCTAAATTTTTAGAGACAATACTTTCAGCATCATTTTTATTTAAAAAAGGGTCTAAATGATGTATAGTTTGTGTAGGTGATGTATTAATTTTTTCAATAGTATTACATCCAATATTATTTATATGATTTAAACTATATAGATGTTTTTTATAGTCATTATGTTTATCTAATGTTATTTTACATATTTTACAACGTGTAATTTCATTACTTTTATAACATACTTGTTCTAGAGTATGTTTATTATAAGAAAGTTCATTTTTAAATAATTTATTACATTTAGAACAGTTTAATGAAAATTTAGGTTTAGGCTCTTTTTTAGGTTTAGGCTCTTGTTTAGATTTACTTGTTTTACCCTTATTTTGTATGACTTTATTCCCACTCTCTTCGATATCATTCCTAAGCTCTTCGGCTTCATTCCCACACTCTTCGATATCATTCCTAAGCTCTTCGGCTTCATTCCCACTCTCTTCATTCCCACTCTCTTCGATACCATTCCTAAGCTCTTCGGCTTCATTCCCACTCTCTTCATTCCCACTCTCTTCATTCCCACTCTTTTCGGTATCATTCCTAACCTCTTCGGATTCATTTCCACCCTCTTCTATTTTCTCTTCTTCACTAATTTTTTCTTCATTTGCAGTATTCATTGTTTTACTTATTTGTAGTTTATGTTAGTTTATATATTATTTATATATATAATCTTTATATTATTTTTTAATAAATAAAATAAAATAAAAATAGAATAAAAACAAAATAAAAATAGAATAAAAACAAAATAAATGAAACTATTAGAATTTATTTTTTAATATAATAATCAACTTTTGTTTTTTTAATAGGTTTTCCAGTATATGCATTAGAATTTATTTTATCAATAGTCACATCATTATATAAATTACAAGTATTAAATTTTTTAAATGAATATGCTTTACAATCAGGTCTAGTATTACATAATTCTAAACATTTTTCTTCTGCAGTGTTAGTATTTGCAAGACTACAAATTATATTATTTTCAGGATTATTTTTAATAGGGGATTTAAAATTATTACTGCTGATAGATAGTGAGTTATAAGGAATACAACATTTTTTATTTTTTTCTAAACATTTATCCATTATAAATTGTCCTCCATAGAGTTTAAGTTCTTCAGGATTATCTAGACATTCTTCAAAATCACTTCTACATTTTTGTATGAATGGATGTTCGCATAAACAGGCTTTTGTAGTTGAATTTTCACTACAACATTTATTATAATTAATACAAAAATCTACAATATCATTTGCGGTATTACATTTTCCGGAAGGTTCTTTTATGACTTCTTCATTATTAATTATTTCTTCACTAGAATTTATTTTGTTTTTATTATTATTATTATTTTTAGTATTAATATTGTTTTTATAATATTCATAATAATTTAATAAATAATAAATTAAACATACTATAATTAGCATAATTATTATTATAATTATAATTTCATTTTTTTTATTAAACTTCATATTAAGTTAGTATCTAATTTAATATATTAGGCTTATCCTTAAATAAACTAGGGTGTTTATAAATTGATAAACCTAAAAGAGCTTTTTAAAGCCTTGAACTTATTTGACTATTATTATATTTAAAGTAGATATTTATTTTTAATTATTTAATTAAATTTAATAATTAATTTCAAACTATATTTTAATATTACATTAAAATATGTACTATATAATAACAGTTAATTTCTTTTATTAATCTATATTAATACCTCTTCTATAACATTCAAGTCTGTTTCCTAATGTCATATAAGTATCAAATAGTTTTTTAATATTATAACGTCAATTCTTATTTCGATTAATAGACCCTAACCTGTTGTTTTCCATTTTATATGTTAGGATTAAATGCATTTTATAGTTTTACCTGGTATAGTATTAAATAATAATATTAATATAATGTATTTTAAATTTTATTTAAAATACATTATATTCAATTAGAAATTCACAATAAAAAAAGTAAACTACTCTCATTTATTTAAGGATAAGCTAATTATATTAAACATATAAAATGTTTTAATTTTTAATAAATAAATAGAATATGTAAAATAAATATGGTATTATATATATCCAAAATAGAATTAAAAATGCTTGTGATGTTTCTATTTCACTTTTAGATAATTCAAAACAAGTAAGTTCTTTATTTAAAGCTTTTTCACCATAATATGTTTTATCACCAATAATCGTTGTATCTGTTATATCTACAACTGTTATTGTATTTGTTGAAGTTTCCTTATTAATATTGAAAAATGCTTTAGTTAATATTCCTATTCCCATTATGGAAATAATTAGAATAATAACAAATATAAAATGTAAACTATATTTAATTGTTTTTGACATAATAATTAATTTTTATATTTATAAACTATATTAATATATATAAATATAAAAATATAAAAAATATAAATATAAAAATATAAAAAATATAAAAATAGAAATAAAATAATTAATGATAATTAATAATTCAGTATTATTTATAATTGTAAGTGTAATGTGTGTTTTCTGTTCAATACCAACATTATGTTTATGTTGTTGTAAATATGAAACTACCACTGAAATAATACCAACTAAAGAAAATTATAAATATATAGAATTATAAAAACAATAAATAGTTAGATTTATAGATAGTATCTAAAATTCGAAACGTATAAATTGCTTACTATTCTGTATATCTAGTGTGTTTCTATTTACAATATGTTCATCAATAATTTCAACAATAAATTTATAATCTTCATCTTTTTCATAAAGTATATGTAATCTTGTATTAATTATATTACCTATTATATCTTCATTTTCATTTATAAAATTAAATATTTCTTTTATAATTTCTTTTTTTATATGTATAGAATTACCTTCCACTACGCTACCTTCGCCTGGATTATTATTATATAATCTACAAACAGCATATTCGTCTGAATAATCATGACCTATAAAATGCCAATATTTTCCTTTTCCTTCTTTAAAATAGATTTTAGAATTACAAAGATAACACGTCATACCATAACATTTATTACATGTTATTAAATTACAACCTTCTTCTTTTATATAAGCACAACCACATGTAGCACATTTTTTTGTAACACTATTAGATATGATATCTACTATCATTTTATCTATAACTTCACATTCTTTTTCGTTAGTTTCATTATCTTTAAATTTTAATTTATAACAAGAGTCATTACCATGTGCTTCTCTTTTACATGTATTACACCAAGATAAATGACATTGTTCGCATTTTATAGTTAATTTTATATCATTATTAATAATACCATAACAAGTAATAGTAACATCATTAGTAGTATCTAAAATACATCCCCATTTGCGACATAAAGGACAAATTTGATAATTATCACATATATTAGCAATTTTAAATATATTAGTTATTTTAATTAATTCATTCCATTTTTCTTTTTTTTCTGGAGTATCGATTACTTTATCAATAATAGAATCATTATATATACCTTCGCATTTGTCTGACACATTAAACATACATTCATTATTACCTATATCATTAATAAGTTGAGAATTTATATAACCTTCAAGACATTCAGAACATACAAAGTGTTGGTGTTCTAAACTAGTATTGCTACATTTTAATAAGTCTTTATTATCAAAGTCTTCTAGACATACTTTACATTGTGTAATTAGTTTTAATTTAAAAATACTTTCTAATTTAGTATCTAGTAATTCTTTTTTATAGAGTTCAATATCTGTTTCGTATTTTTTTTTATTTTTATAAGTATAGGTTATACTATGATGTTCATCGCTCTTGTTTTCTAAATAATTATGAATATATACAATAACATACTCTGGAGAATACTTTTTTTTACGATGATATTTACATAATATATGTCCATCTATATAATAACAATTATGTTTTAAACATTGTTCATTCTTTTGGGTTAATGCTAAACACATATAATGATCACGCTGATATTTTTCAAACCGATGAAAGTTATGTTCTGTTAATTTTTTATAGTCTTCTAGTTCTTGTTTAATGTCTTTATAATTTTCTATTTGTTTATTAGTTTCTGTATCAGTTTTTATATTTATCTCTGGATATACTCTATTTTCTATATTCATTTTTAGAATAAATAAGTTAATATAAATAAGTTAAGTTTAAATTATAAAATTAAAGTTATATAGTATTAAAAAATTATATTTTATAAATCAATTTTTTAAATTAATAGAAAAAAATAAATTTAAACTACATTATATTTAATTAGAAATACAATATAAAAAACAAACTACACTTATTTATTAGAGGATAATCCCATTATTTCTTATTATTTGTTATTATTTGTTAGTTTAAAAATTGATTTTAAAAATTGATTTTAAAAATTTATATATAAAGAGTTATAATAATTACAGTATAGATACTAATATTTAAAAATGATTAGTATTATTTATAAAGACAATAGTAATATAACATATAAGACTTTTAAAGATATAATTGATAATGATTTAGTAATTCAAATAAATTGTAGTTCTAATAATTTAACACATTTACCAGAAAATATGAATTTTATTAATTTAACATATTTATATTGTAATAATAATAATTTAACACATTTACCAGAAAAAATGAATTTTCCTAATTTAAAAGGATTATATTTAGAAAATAATTTCTTAACACATTTACCAGAAAATATGTATTTTCCTTGTTTAATATATTTGTATATTAATTATAATAATGTATCAAAATTACCAGAAAATATGAATTTTCCAAATTTAGCTCATTTAAAGTGTGCGTATAATAAATTAATACATTTACCAGATAATATGACATTGCCTAACTTAAGAGGATTATATTTAGATAATAATCTATTAACATATTTACCAGATAATATGAATTTTCCTATTTTATCTTATTTATATTGCGCTCATAATAATTTAACACATTT